GGGAGGCAAGCCAAAGGCAAAACCCAAATCAACTTTGTCCATGGCGTTTCTCAAAGTTAATCTGCGCCCAAACATCCGCCACAAACAGCACCCGCGTCAATGCCTGCGTGAGTTCCTCTGTTTGCATCTGTGGCGCAATCCGCAGCAATTCATCGGCGACATTATCCACGTCACCGTCTTGGTGAAACGCCTCAACCAGCGGCGCGATCATTGCCAAGAGCGCGGGGCTTAAGTCTGGCATGTCAGCGTTGCTTAACGTGGCCATTGGGTTGTGTGCCGCCAATCCTGCTTTAAGCAGGGCTTTTTGAGCGGTTTGTTGCGCCGTTTTTTGTGGGGTATTTTGCACGTCATTTGACACCGCGCGGCTTAAAACCGCTTCATCCTTGGCCGCCTGCGGAATGCCCAGCTCTTTGTGTACCCACTCCAGCGGAATCTGTACCCCAATGTCCACCAGCTTGCCCAAGGCATCAGACCACACGGTCACATCGGCGGTGTCGATTAAGTCAAACTCAAACCGTGGGCAACGCTCAAACGTAATGTTATGGCCGTTTAATACCAGCAGCGGATAAATCAAATCGCGCGTGAGCGTTCCAGCGAGCTGCTTGGCATCCGATTTTACCAATTCTTGGCGCACTTCATTGTGGACATTGCCCAGCGCGTTGGTGCTGGTTTTACCGTCGGCTTGCGTGGTGAGCGTGCCGCCCAAAATCGCCTTGCTCATGGCTTTGTCTGCCCAGTCGGCCATTGCTAAAAACGGGTCGTGGGTTTTGCTCGCGCCGCTGCTGGCCTGCATAAACTCCACCGTCATGGTGTCGGGCATGACCGCGCTGGCGTTGCGCCCCAGTGCCATCACGGCATTAAATAGGGTTTTTTTCTCCTCAGACGTTGCCCCAATCGGGTATTTGCCCACGCGCACCGGCAAGCCGTAAGTTTCTAAAAACTCTGCCCAGTCGCCCACGCTAAAGTGCTTAAACATATACGGCCACGCCAACACCCGAAACAGCCCCGAACGAGCAACATAGCCCGTTTTGGATTTATGCACATGGCTTATCCAACCAAACGGCTGCAAGGGCTGCGGCTCGCCGTTGACCGAGCGCAACAAAAACCTGCTGCGCGTGTCCACGTCCAACGTAAACCACGCTTGTGGGCGGGCGTTAAACGCACTGATGCGCCATTCGTTGGCCACGCGTTGCCACGCCAATTCGATGTGGGCAAACCCATGCCCAATCGCATCAAGCAGGTCGTAACACAGGTCTTCAAAGTCATTCATATTGCCCAGCATATTTTGCGCCGCTTCACACGCGCGGGTCTCGGCGGGGGTTGCGTCTGGTGGCGGCTTAATAAACCATTCAATTGCCAACACCGCGCGGCGCCGTTTGGACAGGTCACTGAACAAATGCGCGTCCTTCTCCTCCATCTCCGCAAAAAAATTGTGCTGCTCTGCCAAATCGCCTTGCTCGGCTGACTTAAACATGCTGGCGATTTTGGCTGGCGTGAGCTTTTTAACCGCATCAAACGTGCTGGGCAAAATACCGTAACGGGTGCGGTCATCGGTTTGGGCGGCATTTAAGGTTTGCGCCGCCAAAGGCTCACCATGTTGATCTAGAATCACTGTACTCATCGTCATTATCCTGTTGTTGGGTTTGCGCCATACGCCCGCGCGTATGCTCGCTTTGATACTCCATCACGCCTGCGCCGCTTTGTACCAGCGCCCACAGCATGTGCAGCGCGTCTGGGCCATCATCATGATCGGCTTTGGGAAAGTGGCGCAGCTGGTCGATTAACGTCACATGTGCGGGGTTTAGGCGAATCAAGCCGTTGGCCATGTGTGGTTGCAGGCTTTCAATCCGCAAGCCTTTGTCCGCCACGGGTTTTACTGCGCGGGCTGGCACGGCCAAGCCTTGGATTGCGCTGCGCTTGACCAGCTCGGTTTTTAAAAACTCTTGAAACTGCACGGTTTCCACCGCCCAAATCGCGCAGCGATACTGTTTGTGCAGCGCGATCACGTCTTCAATAATCCGATCGGGCAAACGCTTTTTAATGCTCGCCTCGACCACGTCCAAAATCCCTGTGTTGCGGTTATACCCGCCCACCAAAATCGCCGATGGGTCACGTCCTTGCTTGCCAAGGCTGGGGTCAACCGCGCCGTAAAATACCCATTCATTAAGCCGATTGACCCAAAAGTTAATGCAACCCGCAAAAATCGCATTTGCGCCTTCGGTTGGGTTGTTTTGGTATTCGCTGTCGAACGTGTCGTGGCCGTCACGGGCGCGGATTTTCATCAGCTCCAGCACGGGGCGGGCTGCCCAGCTCACCTGCGCGCCTGACAACATCGCCATTTCGTTTTTAAGGTAATACAACTGCGCCACATCTGGGCCATCGTTGCGTAAAATCTCTTCCCATTTGTCCCATGCCGCCATGTCGTGCGGCCAAGCAATCATGGCTTTAAAGCGGGCGGTGTGCCACATGGGGTTATTTAACGTGCGGTTTAACGCGCTGTCGTGGTGCAGTACCGTGCCAATCCAAATCACATCAAACTTATCGGCTGCGCCGCCCAATGGCATCACGGTTTTTTTGACCCAATTGTCGGTTTTGTCGCGCTGGTCTGGGCTGCGCACTTGCTCGTCGTTTTCGATGTCATCCAACACTACCAAGTCAGGGCGCAACGCGCCGTGGCGCAGGCCACGCAGCTTTTTGCCGCTGCCCGCCACCTGTAATTTTGCGCCATTGGCGGTTAAGATTGAGCCTGCTTGCCACACGCGCCCCTGTCCGACTGCGTCTGGAAAATCTGCGCTCAGGCGTGGGTTGTACTCCAGCTCCGCCTTAATCGCTTCGAGCATGGGATAGGCTTGGTCGATGGAGTCCATCACAATCACGCCATAGCGTTTGCGCCCCGTCATGACGCACCACAGCGTGAACAGCTGGGTGACCAGCGTTGACTTGGCCTCGCCACGCGGGGCGGCAATCGCCTCGTTACGGCTGCTATCGGCCGCCACCACTTGTGGCAAGCGCACAAACAAGTAGCGGTGTAATTCGGATTTGTGTGGGCTGCGCACATAGTGCGGAAAGTAAGTATTGAGAAAAAACTCAAACCCCGTCACCGCGTCATTGACCGCCACACGTCGTGCGGCGCTGGCGGCAGGGTCAATATCAAAGCCGTCACATTCAGCCTCAATGCGGCGGCGGTACTCGGCGGCTAGGGCGGCAATGCCCGCCAAAAAATCGCTATGCTTTGCCATACAAGGCCTCAATCTCACGCCCAAAGCCGTCGAGCAGCTCCAAAAACACAGTCAACACATCGGGGCGGTGCTTTTGAACATGGCTGGCAAACTGCTCAATCACATCCAAAGCCACGACGAGGCGCGAGACTTCAGGCAACACGCGGCGGCTGGCAGCGGTCATTTTGTTAAATGCATCGGCCAGTGCAACGATTTTATCGGCGCGCACCACGGGCGCAACATCCGCGTCAGTGGTCAGCTCGTCCATGACGGTGCGGTATTGCACCATAAAGCTCATTAACACATGGCGCGAGACTTCCTCCAGCCCGCCTGCGGTCATGACATAGGCAGTTTTGAGCACGTCCCAATTATCGCCTGACTGCAACGCGTCTTTTTTCCAACGCCGTGCGGTTGCCACGGGCACGCCGTGTTTCTCGGCGGCCGACTCCATCGGCAACTGCTCATTGATAAATGAGGTGCGCACCGCTTTAATGGTGTCTGGTGCGTAAGCCATATTACAGACCAAACTTGGCTTTAATGGCCATAATTGCGCCCGATACAAGCGCACCTGACACGCCACCGCTCAACGCGCCTGCCCACGCGCCGCTTTTGGCGGCCTCATTTTTGAGGCGGTCGAGTTTTTCATTGGCCACGTCCATTTTGCGGCTAATGTCTTTGAGGAGCTTTTCGGTATCATGGTTCATGGTTTGTCTGCCTTGGTGTTTAATCGGTCAATAAATGTATCAATTTTGTTGTCAATACGGTCTAATTTATTCATGGTCGCCTCATCGGCGCGGCGCACGTCCTCGCGCAGGGCGTAGTCTTTGAGCGCGTCGCGCAGTTTCTCATTGTCCGTGCGCAATGCGGCCAAGCTGTTTTGCAATGACTTGACCCACAGCCCCCCAAAAAACGCAATCAGCCCCAACAAAATATTAAACGCCATTAAAAACAACTGTTCGGTATTCATCGTGTGCGCTCCAGCGCGCCCGCACAGCTCACACAGCGTGTGCAGCCTTGTACCGCCCGCTGGCGCGCCAGTGGAATGGGCGCGTTGCAATCGGTGCATGTGGACAAGCTCACGCCGGTGGCGGCGCGCTCGCGTTGCGCTTGTAAGGCATTGGCAATAAAGGCGGATTCTTCATCCGCTGCGCGGTCGACAACGTCAGCCATTATTCGGTCACTTTCAGAACATAATCAATCAGGCCGTTGAGCTGCGCGGCCAAGGTGTGCCGCTCAAAGGCCTCATCGGCATGTTTGAGCAGCACGGCGGCTTGGTCAACGGGTGCGGTGAGCAATGGCAAGTCATGTGGGCGCGCCAGTAAGCTGGCATCAGGGCGCGGCGGGGCTTGGTACACCACGCGTGCTTGTATTTGCGGCGTTCCACAGCCGCTCAAACTCAGGGCCAAAACAACCACGGCCATCATCAGCCCCGTCATTCGCCACAGGGTTGAAAAATACGGGCTGCGTGGCCTCAGGGTTGCTTGCATTTGACGTTTGCGCTGCTGGGCGCGTACGCGGTGTGGTTTGGTATGCACGTTTGATTTCCTCTTGTAATTGTTGGTTGGCCGCGCCCAATTGGGCGCGCTGGCTTTGTAGCTGTGCGGCGGCGGTGCTGGACGCTTGGTGCGCTTGGTCGGCAGCTGCTTGCGCCATGGCGCTGGCCAATTGATGCTCGTTGTTTAACTGGGTTTGCAGTGATTGCACGGTGTTCAGTGCCGCATCGCGGCTGTGGCGCAAGTGTTGCATGTAGCCGAACAGCGTGCATGCGCACAGCGCCAGCGCCAACCATTTGAGCGGCTTGGCGTATTTTGCCCAAATCAGTGCCGGCGCCATCATTTCTCTGCCCGACGGGCTTTGAGAAACTCAAGCCACAAATCCAGCGTATCCCACATCAAGTGCCGCGCAAAGCACAGCGCCGCAATCCCCGCCACGAATCGCCAAAAATCAAGTCTTACCACGCCAAAGCAGACAAATGCCAGCTCAATCAAGCCCACGCATGCCGCGCAGCTTAAGAGAAACCACAAGAAAAGCGCTGGCGCTGATTTACTGGGGTGTTTCTGGTTTGTCATGTTTGTCATGGATTGCCTTCTTGTTGTTGTGCCGTTTGCACGGCGGCTGCGTCTTCACGCAGGGTTAAAAATTTGCTTGCCACATTGTGTCCCGCCACCACGCCCAGATACAGCCCGAGCATGTCGGCGCTCAACCATGAATTGAATGCATACCAAATCACGCATCCCGTTGCGGTTAAATACGCCACATTGGCCCACAGCTTGGTGTGTGACCAGCGTGCGGTTTCATTTTTGAGCAGGGCTGCGATAAAATCACTCAGACTCATGGCGCCTCCACATATTGCATGTGCGGGTATTCTTTGAAAGGCGCGCCCGGTGCGCCGTACCAGTTCAAACCCAACGCCATGCCAATTTTGCCCGCTTTGGTCCAATGCGGGTGCGACGCGTCCCATACTGGCTTGCCGTTAACCAGTGGTACAAAATCAAAGGCCTTGGCAGCAGGCTCACCTGCTATCATAAAATTATGTTTTGATTGGCCAGCCTTGGCGCGGGTCACAATCGCGCCCGGTTTGGTGCGCCCCTGTGCATACAGCGCGTTTTGCTCCGCACCAGAGCGCCATGTGCAAGTGATTAAAATATCCAACCCAGCTGCACGGCACTGGCGCAAAAACGCTGCGCACAACGTTTGTAATGGGGGGTAAAGGTCTTTGATGTCGCGGCTGGCCATGGTTTTAATCCTAATAAAGTTGACATGTTTTAAAAAAAGCTGCTTGTTGCTAGGTGGCCATTGTCGCGCGGGGACGATAAAAAACCCACTGAACGGGTGTCAGTGGGTTGGTTTATCTTGCCATTACAAATGGTGTCAAATGGTTTGCAAAGATTTTTAAATTCATGCGGCTTAAAGCCTCATATTAAGGCTTTAAGCCGCCCAGCGCCTCATTGAGTAGGTTTTTGGCGTTCAACACAAAATGCGCCTCAAGGATTTCAAGGCACAGCTCAGGTTCAAGCGCGCCCGTGGGGCTAACCAGCTCACTAACCGCCTCAACCGCGCCCAGCATTTGGTTTAACTCAAACAAGACCTGTTTTTGACGCGCCACGCGCTGCTGTAAATCGCGCATAAAGCTTACGGATAGTGCGGCACTCATATTACACCCCCGCCAATACAAGTTGGGCGGGTGCAGTGCGGGTGCCATTGCGCAGCACGGCCATGCCGTTTAGCAGCCCAGCCGCTTTGAGTTGGGCGCGGTATTTTGTCACGGTGGTCTCTGAGCAGTCTTTCAGTTTGGCGATTTCAGCGTTGGACAAACCCGCCCGCAACAAACGCGCCACATCACGCGCCATGGTGGATGCTTGCAGCAGTGCCGCTTGTGCCGCCGCCAGCTGGGCTTGGTGGGTTGACCACTGCTCAATCGCCCATGCAGGCACGGCATCGCGGTGCTCTTTTTCCATTTCGATAAAGTAACGGCGGGCAGCGCGGCCAATGTCGGAACGCTCGACCATGCACAGTTCTTTTGCCATGTCTAAAGTGATGTGGTATTCGATTTTGTTTTCACCGCCAAACCAGTTTGAAAGCCCCGTGTTTTCCCGCTTCCCATTTTTGGGTAGCGGTTCGGCGATAGTAAAGTCTTCGTTTTTAACAAAGCCAAAATCTTCAATTCGGCGGATTATCCAAGTTCCGAATTTTGTTTCAACGCCAAGGTGCGCATGCAAGTCTCGCGCGTTGATAAGGGTTGCTTCATGTTGATTGATTGTGCCAACGAACGCGGCAATAGAAAGTTGATTCATGATAGTGTTCCTAAGATAAAGTAATTAACTTCGCTTACCCGCTTCCAAACGGGTGGGCGAAACCGTGCGGGTTGGAAGACCTGCTTAGGACAGGCGAGCCTTTCGGCTCCCCACACGGCACGCCCATAGGGCAACCATGTGTACGGACACAAAAAAACCGCGCAAAATTGTGGCGGTGTCCGCCTAAGTTCAGGGCTTCCAAACCCTGTGACTGTTGTTTCAGCCACGCGGACACTTTAAAACAATTAAATTAAAATTGCAAGCGTGTTTTGCAATCTTTTTTGCACTACTATTTAATTGGTGTTTTCAATAACCTCAAGCATTAAACTTTTTTCTTTTGATTGAGCCAGCAATATCTGTGTTTGGTCAAGTTTACCGCATGCCACTTTAAGATTGCTCACATCACCACTGTGCGAATCTTTGTGTCCTGAATCAATTATCACCGCACGCCATGCGCACTCATTCACCGCGTCACCTTTTTGCCCAAGTAAAAAAGCATAATTTCTTTGCGCCTGATAGTTGCCGTTCAAAGCAAGCCATTCAGCATCAGCATTCGCACTTCTAAACTCAAAAGGTTGGCGGCTTCCTTTTTTCACCGCCTCCAAAATTGCGGCCACATCAGAGTAACCGTAAAAATAAATATCATCGCGAATCGCAGCAACGAGGCTACTTGCTTTGAGTTGGTCAGTTTTTGACAGCTTCGAGCACTTCGCGCTAACGCTTGTAGCCCATTGTTTTAAAGTGCCTTCTGCGGTTTTTGCAAGCGTATCGGTACAGGCCTTAATCGTAGGTGAAATGGATGTGTACTCTACTTTTAACGCTTCCTCTTTAGCCTGCTGCTCTTTCTCAAACTCGGTTAGTGCTGGTTCATTATCCACAACCTGTACCACCGCACCATTCGCAGTTACCGTAGTTTGCGTAACCGTTGCAGGCTCACCATTTATCGTAGCCGTTACAGGCCCAATAGTAACCGTCGGCTTGTTTGCTGGTTTCGTTTCTTCCTTACCACAGCCCACCAACGCCAACACCATCAATCCAATTGCGGTTTTTTTCATGCTCAATCCCCCCGTGAACAGGTTTTTTTGCTCGCGCTAATCGTGCCGTTGTTACACACAAACTTTTTACCCGAACAATGACTAATACCGCCTTTCTTGCCCGAGCATGGCTCACGCCCTTTGGCTTGTGCGTTAACGCCAACCAACAATAAACTAACAATCGATACAACTGCCGCCATTTTCTTCATGTCAAACTCCCTTAGGGTTAAAAGGTGTAATTCTATCGCTAAAACACCCCAACCCGCTCATTTTTTCCACAATAAACCCGCCAATAGGCGGGGCTTGGGTTACTCGCCGAACAGCGTTTCTTGCGACGGTGGCGGTATCACGCCATAGACTTTGATAATGCTGTAAATGGCGTTGTCTATCTGTACGCCGTCGTCGTTCGTGATAAAGCGTTCTTCCAGCATCACATCAAGGCTGCTCTGAGGCGGTGCGCTGACTCGGTTGCTTTGATACTCTGCCAGCCATTCGATGTCTAAAAACGCGGCTTCAATGGCTTTGCGGTACATCACTGTCCACTTGGCATTCCCTTCAAATGCGGCCTTGCGGATTTTGACGGTGACGCGGTTATTGGACACCACCATATTCACAGGCTCAACCACAGGCAACTCTTCCATTTCTGGGACATCTTCGCTGTGAAACTCTTGGTACACGCCGTCTTTTCCGTAAAATTGTAGGGTGTCGTAACCTTCTTCACGCAGCGGGGCGAGCACATCTACAGCTTTTTTACGCAAAACGGGGTTTTGATAAGCCTCATACACAGGAGTAGGCACGTTGATGACGTTATTGTCGCCCACGATTTGAATCACCACATGATTTTTACCGTCAACAATTGTGTGTTTGACGCTTTCAACCTGCTGCCCCTTGAGCCGCTTAATAAGGCCGAACAAGCCAACTCCAGCGCTGCCCAACATGCCGAGCCACTCCATCACGTTTTTAGCCGACGCCATGCCATCACTGCCAAACAAGCCTGCGAGTTTTTCCCACTTCTGCTGCACCACTTCAAGATTTAGCTCAAAGCAGTTTTGCTGCAGGTCGGCGTTGACCAGCACGCGCACGCCTGATTCTTGGCCGTTAAGCTGGCGGTTAAATAATTTAATAAGTTCTGACAATGCCATGAGAGACGGGGCAAGGGCTTCTACGTCAATTGACTTGCCAGCCATTGCTTGGCCATCATATTTAACGGTTGTGTGTATTTTTTTCATGCGGCATTATAATTTAACGTCCGCTAGGCAACAAGGTTTTTAAAACAGCTCTTCTTGCTCATTGTCCAGCACATCAGGTGTTTTTAAGATGCGCCAAATGGTGCGGTCGCACAGGCGGTATTGCGCCACCAGTAGGTTTACGGCTTGTGTGCCGCTGTGGCGCTCGCGCACCAGCTCGTCAAAGCGTTGTTTGATGCGTAAGTCGCGGATAAACCGCAGGGCGTTTGAGCACAGCGGGATGTAGAGGGTTTCTGTGTTGCCATAATGCGCGCACAGTTTTTGTGCCAAATGCTCGCCGATGTAGTCGCCAAGGACGCTTAAACGCGCATGGCCTAGCTTGCTGTGGCCTTTGACCATGGGAAAGTGGGTGCCGCCGATTTTTTCAAATAAGACCAGCGCGGCCGATTCGCCCACGATGCTGATGATTTCGTGCGCGGATTTGGGCAGTTTGGAGAGCGCTGCGGTAATGTGGGGGCTGTAGCCGTGGTTCATGGTGTGCCTTGACGGTTTTGGTCTATTTGTAGGGCTTGCATGACTTTGTACAGTTGCGCGTCATTGAGCCATTCGAGCCGTTCGATTTTAAACATGCGCTTGCCGACGGCGTGGGCGTAGTTCCAGTGCAGCTCACGCGTGGCGAGCTGGGCGGTGATTTTGCTCATGACTCTTGAGCGGCTCATCGCTCGTGCTGGGGTGCTGGGGCGTTTGCCTTTGGCAGGGGTTTGCGGTTTAAAGCCTAGGCGCTTCATTTGGGTCAACACATGGTCAAGCTCGCGCTCGTTGAGTAGGCCTGCTGAGCGCTTGGCTGTGTGGGTGTTTAAAAACTCGCGGTAGGCGTCGTCGTCCATGCCTAGGGCTTTTTTTGCAATGTGTACTTTGGCTAATAATGCGTGTCTCATGTTGGCTCCAATCGGTTTGCCTGAACCATTTTGCCCAGTTGGGTAACATGGTTCAAACCAAACGACTTTTTTAAATAACGGTTACACCGTGGCAATGTCTAGGCTGATGGGGACGTATTTGTCCGTGTCGGCCTCGCGCTCATAAATCCGAATGTAGGCCTTTGAACCCACAGATTGAATGGAGTCGCTGATGGCGGCCATGGCGCGTAGCCAGCGCTCGTCTTGGATGTCTAGGCGGCGCAGGGTCAGCACGCGCCCTGTGTTTATGTTGCCCTCCTTGTCCACTTCAAATGCTTTGTTGATGATGGTTTGCACGTTGACGTTGGCGTCGGCTGTCCAGTCGTTGAGGCATTCGTCAATCAGTACTTTGGCAGCTTGCAGGCGTTCGTCAAATGTCAGGTGCTCGTTCATGGCGCGTTGTACTTTGTATTTGCCGTCAAATGAGAGCATGGTGATGTTGCCTTTTTTGCCGCCCATTTTGACGCCGTATTGCTCGGCGGACAATTCGACCAGCGCTTCAATATCGGCAAACGCGTGTATTTTGTACCCCGCGATTTGGTTGGACACCACCCGCGCTTGGTTGACCAGTTCAACCACGAGCGCGTCGCGGGCTAGGTCAATGGGTTTGATGTTTTCGATGCGGATTTGGTTGCCCAGTGCGTCGGTTTTAAAATTCTCGTTCATGGTGTTACTCCTTTGGTTTAAATAAATTTGCGGCAATATTGCCGATGCTGCTGATACCTGTGTTGCCAGCGCCTGTAATTTGCCTGAGCTTGGCAATCCGCTCACGCGCCTCTGCGTCTGAGGTGGGCGGCTTGTCTGATACCGGCACCAGCCGCACTTGTCGCTCGGCGCGGCGTTGCTCGCCTTTGCGAAACTGTGCTTCTTGTTGCTGCTCAAGTTTGGCGGCGCTGGCGTTGGCGCGGCTGGCAATCACTTCGAGCAAATAGCCGTGGCTTTTGAGCGGTAAAGTGAGCGTGCCTGCCGCCTGCGCGGCCAGTGTGGCGTTGATGCCGTCAATCCAATAGTCGAGCGGTGCGGCGTGGGTGATGCCGCTTCTGGTAAACTGCCCCGCGTGAATCAGCGGGTTAAGTTCATTGACCAGCGCGGCAATTCGCCCGTGGCTTTGCTGTGATTTGGCGGGGGCAAACAGCCCAACGTAGCGAAGCAATGGCTTGATAAACGTATTGCCCTGCGGGTGAATGTCAATAATTGAGAGCAGCGCCTCGCGTACCGAGTCATCGGCGAGCAGCACGTCAAGGCTCATCATGCAGTGGCACACGGGGCATTTAACGGTGGGTAATGGCATGGCGGCTCCCGTTAATGTAGGCGTGGTTCGCCAGCCAGCACGGTGCGCTGTGCGAGTCCAGCGAGATGGCGGGCGCGGTCTAGGTCGTTGTTGTTGACCGCTTGTGCCAAGCCGCTCAACCATTTGATGAGCTTGGTGTTGCATTCCACTACGGCGCATAAGTCGTCGATTAAGCCTTGGTCTAGTGTGGGCATTGGGTTCTCTTGGTTCATTGGGTTCTCCTTTATTTATGATGTCAAACCAACCAGCTGACGTAGCAGCCGCGCATCTGGATGCTGGCCGTCCGCCTGCCCACAGCGCAGCTCTCGGTGACCACTGCATGCTCATCTATTACCAGTTGGTCAAGCTCGTGGTTGCGCACCACCAAAATCCGTGGGGTCATTCCGCCTGCAATGGCGTCAACGGCCACGCTAATGACGTCACATTTGGCGTCAATCAATGCGAGTACTGCGCCGCTGGCGCGGGCGATTGCTTCGTGGATGTTAGAAGGTTTCATGATTTGTCTCCTTGGTTTTTGGGGCAGCGCTGGCAGGCGCTCCAATGCGCGAGCTTGGCGGGGTTGTGGGTGGGCGCGTTGGCGCTGGCAATGCCTCGGCACACTTGGGGTGTGATGGATACGCCGTCGTATTCACAGGCAAACACTCCAAGCTGGCTGATAACGCGCTTGCCCATTTCGGTGGCCGCGCCGCCGTATTTACCGCTCATCACCAAACTAATACTGGTGCGCGACACATTTAAGCGTTGTGCCACTGCGCCGCGCGAGGTGCGCGCCACTTCAGCGGTTAATGTGGCAAACCAGTCCGTTTGCATGTAGCTCAAATCATTCATTGCCTGCCTCCTCTTGCCACATGATTTCATTTAGGTTTTGGTCAAAAACGGTGCTCAGCTGCTGCACCATGGGCGCTTTTGGCCCAGTGTTGCGGCTTAACACATACACGGCTGGCCGCGCCGCTTTTGGCCCAGGTTTGGCGGGGGTGATGGTGGTCAAATACCCGCCGTGTTTTAAAAAGCGGATATACGCCCGCGCGGTTGCGTCTGGCACGCTCACCGTGCTGGTGCTGGCGTGCGCGGCCAATTGCCGATAATCAAAGCTGCTCAGCATGCGCATCGTGCGCCACATATTGGCCTGCTCTTTGCCCATTGTGCTGACAGTGCCGTCGCGCTTGAGCCGTGGTGCGTCAACCCCAATATCATTAACGAGCTGGTAGACACGTGGCTTGACGCTGCTGGCCGTAACAAAACCGCCGTTGATTAAGCGGCGCAAATGGTGCGCCACCAACTCAGGCGCGGCACCCGATAACGTCGCCAGTTCGCGTAGCACCAGCCCAGTGGTTTTGTGGCCGCGCAGTACCGCCCAGATTCGAGTAATGGCGGGGATGTGCGGGCGGCTCATGCCAACCGCCGCGCGGGCGCTTCACCCGTAAACAAGCTCACCGCTTTTAAGTCTTCAAGGCTGACCGTTTCTAGCCCCGCCACGTTGGCGTAATCAAAAATATTGGTCAAATTCACACACACGCGCCGCACAGAGCCGTGCGCCAGTCGCACCAGTTCTGACAGCACCTCATCCAAAATCTCCAAGCCGTTGGCATACACCGTAGCCAATGCCCGCGCATCGTCAATGCTCACAGGCTGCGCGGCCACCCACGCCAACACGCGCCCATGAAACCGCTCAAACTTTTTGAGCTTTTGCGGCAACCGCTCCTCGCCCACCAGCAGCACTGGCACTTGCGAACCTTCATAAATATCACGCACCAGCTCAACCATGCCTGTTTTGTCCGCTGCGTAGTCAAACTCATCAATAATCAGCGGGCGACGTGATGCGGCCAGCTGCGCACAAATTTGGTCTAGCATGGCGGCCATGGTGCCAGCGGGGGTCATGCCCATTTCAACCAGTATTTTGTCCAGCAGCGCTTTTTTGGTCCATGCGCTGCGCATTTGTACGTAATACGCGTCTGCTTCATTGGCGATCACCACGGTCGTGGTGGTTTTGCCAAACCCTGACGGGCCATAAAACACGCCCAATCCCGGTAAACCGTCTTGGCGGTCAATCAGTTTTTTGAGGGCAAATTGAATCAAGCCCAAGTTCACAATTTTTGCGGTCGCCGCTTTGGTTTTCATGTAAAATCCTCTTTAGAAAATGTTGAAAATAAATGTTTCTACTGCTACTTCTACCGCGTTATCCAAACCGCTTGAGTTCCCGCTCAAGCGGTTTAAATTTGTTACCAACCGTTGGTCTCTTTAATCGCCGCCCGCATCCGCGCGCTGCGCTCAACCTCTTTCGTGCACCGCGCATGCAGCACTTTGTACTCAGGCGTTTTGGGGTAACTCCCCAACCAGTAAGCGTCTCGCTTGGTCAGTACGGCGCCTCGCTCTTGGCACATACCCAAAAAATAAAAATGGCAAATCCGCTCATCGGGCGACATATCCCGCACGTCCAAAGGCTCGCCGTTCTCGTCAACGGGTACAAACTCGCCCGAGCCGCTGGCCACCTGTTGCAAGCTAGGCGCCGCCTCAATGGTTTTTAACGGCATATTCAAAACATTGTCAGGCTCAACATAAGCAAACGCCTGTTTGTCTGCGCTCATCAGCCCGGGTATTTCTAGTTCCTGCGCTTGCCCCATTTCAACAAACAGGTTTTTACCGCGCTCCGCCTGCACCTCATCTAACTGTAACAACACCCGTTTTTCGCGCCCAGCCAGCCGCTTGTCTTTGCCGTATTCAATGGCGGACTGCGCAAAGTATTCGGTGGCGTTGGCCTCAAATTCGGCGGTACAAATCAACTGGTCGTCCATGCTGTAAATCCACACCTTGGTGCCGTCGTGGATGTCATACGCCACTTTGACGCGGTCACGGTGATACTCTTCCAACTCTTTTGCATAATATTTGTTGCCAAACAAACTCACTTCGCATCGCTGGACACTGCGTTCCATCTGCGGGCGGAATAAATACGCCGCCTCTGCTTCATTGACGGGCATCGCTTCAAACCCCGCCGCTACCTTGTGCGCCCACATTTGATTGGGTGACAAGCCTTTGAGCGTGCGGTGTGGCTTGTCGTTGTATCTGTCCATCTCAGATTGGATGTACTGGATAAACGTTTCCCAAGGCATTAACGGCGTGGCGGTGTCCGCATTTTTAATCGCTTTGCGTGTGACTTTGTAGGCCAATAATTTTGCCTGCCTGTCCATTTTGTCCCCGATAAACGTGGGCATTTTTTGCGCCGCTTTAATCAGGTTTTTGTGGAATGACTCAATCACGCCGCGCGCTTGTGAGTTGTACGCAATCGAGTTTTCCATTTCCACGCCCAAACGCCCCATCAAACCAACCGCTTGGTCAAGCATGAGCTCGTTTTTGTATCCCGAGCCGTTGTCCACATAAAATAAAGCTGGCAAACCATGCCCCACCACGCCGTGCCGAATCGCGTCCAACACCGCAAAACCGCTTTCGGCCAAACCAATCGACCAGCCCACCACTTTGCGGGTGGCCACGTCCAAAATCACTGTCACTTCAGGGCGCATGGCGCGCTTGTGAACAGGGTGCGCCACTTCTGCATCAAACTTATGGCCGTCCGCTGTCCACACATCATTGGGCTGCATGTGGCCTGATTTACGCCGCTTAAAGCCTTTAATATTGCGAATGTCGTGCGAACCCATGCGGCCAACCTCGCGACTCACATTGCCCATTTTGTCGATCAACCGACGGCACTGGTGAATGCTGGGCAGGCCTTGACCGTTTTGCAATAGTTTTTGCACCGCCGAAGATTCAGACTCAACAAACATTTCATAAGCCGTGGCCACGCTGGGCTTTTGCGGCTGCTGATAAAATTCCAAAAACGATTTTGCCCACACAGGAATCGTCGCCATCGTTTTGCGACCCGCAGGCGCCAATGAGTCACCGTCCAACGCAGCCGCCCGCCAGCCCTTGATTGTCCGAATTGACGGGTACAATTCGCCTTTGCCGCCCCGATTGTCCCGCGCGATGCGCAGCGCAACTTCAAGCG